GCGGGGACGCTCGATACGAGCTTAAGGCCCTAGAACTCTTGGGTAAGCACAGTGACATAGGTATATTTACGGAACGTAGCGAGATAACGGTAAATTACAAAGACCCAGACGACTTAGAGAAAGCGATTAAGGATCGGGTCAAAAGGTTGCTTAATGCTACCGTTGTAAACGAGGTGCCGCTGGCACAGTCACTGGGTGCAGAGAAGCCGAGTTCGTCACTTCTTGCGGAGTTAGAGGACATCGAAGAGGTAATTGAAGAGGATGACATCTCCCTTTGAAAACATATCTCTAAAAGATATACCCACAATACTGCCGATGTTAAGCCTGCCCGAGCAAGAGAAACTGTTGGCGGAGCTTCAGCACCTAGAGAAGCTACAAGGGCGGAAGAAGTCTCAGACAAAGTTTATAGATTTTGTTAATGCAGTTTGGCCTGCGTTTATATCGGGGAAGCACCATGCGATTATGGCTGAAGCGTTTGAGCGTGTGGCTAGTGGGGAGTGTAAGCGGCTTATTGTTAATATGCCTCCTCGTCATACTAAATCTGAGTTTGCTAGTTATCTATTGCCTGCATGGTTTTTGGGTAAATTTCCTAATAAAAAGATTATTCAGACGTCACACACCGCCGAGCTAGCGGTAGGTTTTGGTCGTAAAGTACGTAACTTAGTAGATACAGAAAATTACCAGAGCATATTTCCCGAGTTAACCCTGCAAAGTGACTCTAAAGCAGCGGGAAGATGGAACACAAGTAAGGGCGGGGACTACTTCGCTATTGGTGTTGGGGGCACAGTAACGGGTAAAGGTGCGGATTTGCTCATTATTGACGACCCACACTCGGAACAAGAGGCAGCATTAGCCGAAATAAACCCGGATATTTACGATAAGACCTACGAATGGTACACATCAGGCCCTCGTCAGCGTCTACAACCGGGTGGAGCTATCGTTGTTGTGATGACACGGTGGTCATTGCGGGACTTAACGTCTAGAGTTTTGAAATCTTCGGCCCAAAGGGGCGGGGAAGAGTGGGAAGTTATTGAATTTCCGGCGATTATGCCGTCAGGTACGCCGTTATGGCCTGAGTTTTGGCCGTCTGCGGAGCTTCAAGCCCTAAAAGAGGAACTGCCCAACAGTAAATGGATGGCGCAGTACCAACAACAGCCGACATCAGAGTCTTCGGCTATTGTGAAGCGTGAATGGTGGCGGGAATGGGAAGAAGATGAGCCTCCACCAGTTACTTTTATTGTCCAAGCGTGGGATACGGCGTTTGAAAAGACAAATAGGTCGGATTACTCTGCCTGTACTACGTGGGGAGTGTTCTACCATGCAGATGAAGACGGGATAGAGCAAGCTAACCTGATACTTTTGAACGCTTTTAGGGATAGAATGGAGTTTCCTACACTTAAGCGAGCAACTGTAGAGCAATATGACGAGTGGCAGCCAGATTCTTTAATTATTGAGAAAAAAGCTTCGGGGTCTCCTCTTATTTACGAAATGCGTGCGATGGGTATACCAGCGCAGGAGTTTACCCCCACAAAGGGTAACGACAAGATTACAAGATTGAACGCGGTATCGGATATGTTTGCGTCTGGCATAGTATGGGCACCAAACAAGTCTTGGGCAGAAGAGGTTATTGACGAGGTTGCTAGCTTCCCCGCAGGGGAACACGATGACTACGTTGACTCAGTGTCTCTTGCGTTAGCGCGGTTCAGAAAAGGTGGGTTCATTCGATTGCCTTCGGACGAAAGGGAAGAAGACCCTTTGTTTAGAAGGCGCAACGGCGGGTTTTACTAATGGCTATTGAAAAAGGTTTATACGAGATGCCTGAAGGCATCGAAGACATGGGCGAAGATGAGGCCGTGCTAGCGATAGATGTCATGTCTGACGAGGGTGTCGAAGTAGTGCTGGAAGACGGCAGTGTAGAGATTACCTTTGGCGAAGAGATAGAAGAAATTGATGCTGCTCCGTTTGATGCAAACTTAGCTGATTATTTAGAAGACGGACAGCTACAAGAAGTATCAACCGATTTGTGTGAGGCTGTAGAAGGTGATATGGCAGCCCGACGTGACTGGGCAGATAGTTACGTTGCGGGTCTTGACGTGCTGGGCATGAAATACGAAGAACGTACTGAGCCTTGGGAAAACGCCTGTGGCGTGTATAGCAACATTTTGGCGGAAGCAGCTATCCGGTTCCAAGCCGAGGCTATGAGCGAGACTTTTCCCGCTGCGGGTCCTGTAAAGACTAAGATTCTTGGAGAAATTACCCAAGACAAAGAAGACGCTGCCTTACGTGTTAAGACAGATATGAATTACGAGTTGACTGAGGTTATGGTAGAATACCGCCCCGAACATGAGCGGTTACTGTATTCACTCGGTTTAGCCGGTTCAGCGTTCAAAAAGGTGTATTTTGACCCCGGTTTGAACCGTCAGATCGCCTTATATATCCCTGCGGAAGACGTGATTGTGCCCTACGGTGCCTCTAATATTGAGTCCGCAGAGCGCGTTACGCACGTCATGCGCAAGACAAAGAACGAAATGGTTAAGCTACAGGCGGCTAAGTTCTATCGGGACGTGGAACTTGGCGACCCTATGTCGTTTTTCTCAGACGTTGAAGAAGCTAAGGCTGAGCAGTCAGGTGTATCTCTTACTTCTGACGACCGTTACACCGTGCTTGAAATACACGCTGACATAAATATTGACGGTGTAGATGGGGCGGACAACAAAGATTCGCTCCAAGTCGCAAAGCCTTATGTGGTAACGCTTGAGAAGGGTACGGGCGAGATACTAGCTATCCGCCGCAACTGGAACCCTGACGACGAATTGACACTTAAGCGTCAACATTTTGTTCATTATGCTTACGTCCCCGGATTTGGATTTTATGGACTCGGACTCATTCACATTATTGGGGGCTACGCTCGCGCTGGCACTAGCATCATCCGTCAGCTCGTGGACGCTGGAACCCTATCTAATCTCCCCGGCGGTCTCAAGTCTCGTGGATTACGAGTTAAGGGCGACGACACACCAATTGGTCCCGGTGAATTCCGTGATGTAGATGTGCCCTCCGGTTCGATCCGTGACAACATTATGCCGCTCCCTTACAAGGAGCCTAGCCAAACCCTCTTCGCTTTACTTAAGCAGATTACTGAGGAAGGGCGACGTTTGGGAGCAATCTCTGACATGAACATCTCTGACATGAGTGCTAATGCTCCTGTTGGAACTACTCTTGCGCTATTAGAGCGTACTCTCAAGCCTATGGCTGCGGTGCAATCCCGTGTCCATTTCTCAATGAAACAGGAGTTTAAATTACTCCGAAGGATCATTGCTGAGTACGCCCCAGAAGAGTATATGTACGTGCCTGACCGTGGTGAGCCTCGTGCGCGACGCGCCGATTACGCTATGGTGGAAGTAATTCCTGTCAGTGATCCCAATAGCAGCACGATGGCACAAAGAGTTGTGCAGTACCAAACCGTGTTGCAGATGGCACAGGCCACCCCGCAAATTTACGACTTACCTCAGCTTCATCGCCAGATGATCGAGGTCTTGGGTATTAAGAACGCTGACAAGCTTGTACCGGTTAAGGATGACATTAAGCCTTCTGATCCGGTCAGCGAGAATATGGCGGTTATTGTCGGCAAACCGATGAAAGCGTTTATTTATCAAGATCACGACGCTCACATCGCTACTCACCAAGCATTTATGCAAGACCCTCAGATCATGGCGTTTATTGGGCAGAACCCTGCGGCACAGCAAATTATGGCCGCGCTCAGTGCTCACATAGCGGAACACGTAGCTTTCCAGTATCGCCAACAGATGGAAACAAAACTTGGGGTGCCTTTACCTCCGCCAGATTCAGAGCTTAGCAAAGAGCAAGAAGTGCAGTTGGCAGGCTTGTTGGCAAAGGCAGCACAACAGCTTACACAACAAAAACAGGCCGCAGCAGCGCAGCAGCAAGCAGAGCAAAAAGCTCAAGACCCCATCATCCAGATGCAGCAGCAAGAATTACAACTTAAACAAGCTGAACAACAGCGCAAGGCAGCTAAGGATCAAGCCGACTCGGAACTTGCCGCCGCTCGCCTACAGTTGGATGCAGAAAAAGCTCAAACCACCGCTGGTATTGAGGCTAGTCGCATAGCGGCGCAGAACGAGCAAGCGCAAGCTAGGAACGATTTGGACGAGGCAAAAGCTATACTTGATCTGGCGAAAGCCAATAGAGGGGCTAGATAATGAAAGGAGTTAACCATTACAAAAAAGACGGAACTTTGTTTAAAGGTAACTCACACAAGATGCCTGATGGCTCTTTGCACAGCGGAAAAACTCATACTAAGGGTAGTGTAAAGTTATTCCACTTAAAAGACTTGTCAGCTACGGCAAAAAAGAAAGCTAAGTAAGAGAGGAGCTAATGGAAATACCAAAAGTATCTATTATGATGCTTTGCCATACGGGTAGGGGTGAGGGGTTGACGCGCTCAGTTAAAAGTGTATTGGCCCAAACCTACCCCAACTGGGAGTTAGTTATACAAGATGATTGCTCTACAGACTCTACCTACACCATAGCTAAACTGTTGGCGGAGCAAGACAAACGCATAAAGGTATTCAGGAACGAAGAAAATCTTGGTGCCCCTAGGAATAGGGCCACTGCGGTAAAAAACATGACTGGGGTTTTGCTGTGCCATGTAGACAGTGACGATTATATATACCCGCATGCGTTAGCTTTTATGGTTCAGGCTTTTATGAAGAACCCGAAACTGGGCTTTGCTTTTAGCGATATGGCTTACGGGGACAACACGGATAAGGCAATAAGCTACGCACTAAACGACGAGCCAGTACAGGAGCAGCCGTGCCAAGGGTGGCGTTCTCTGGGTATGTACACGCGGGGAGCATACGAGCAGACAGACGGGTATAACACCAAGCTGTTACACACTTGCGAAGATGGGGACTTAGCTACACAGATAGCCGCAAAGTTCCCCATAGCGCGAGTTGGGCACGTTCTTTATGTAGCTAATGCGGCGGAAGACTCAGAACATATAACGGTGACACACAAAATAGACTGTGCAACGTGCCCATGCAGGCCAGATTGCAACTACGCTAAAGGCTTTGCGGTGCTCGCAAACTATGATTTAGATACGTGGGAGCCTATAAAAATAACAGAAGACGCGCAGGAGGACTACACGTGTAGTAGCAAAGGGATTTTTAACTACAAAAACTATTTTATGCAGCAAAACAATAGAATATTTGACTATTTACCTGAGTTTTTCCAAGAACACCAGTTTGACCATGTAGTGGAGATAGGCACAAGCGGAGGAGGTTTCTCTCTTTACCTACACGAGTTATCAAATACCTATAACTTTACGTTTAGAACATACGACGTAGAGAACAAACTGCATGAAGCGCCACCTTTCGACTTCAGGCATAAATCAGCATGGGACGGCGAAGGGTATAACGAGATAATAGACACGCTAAATCTACCGGGCAAAGTATTGCTAGTAGTAGATGGCGGAGATAAACCCAAAGAAATAAATCTATACAGCAGCCACCTCAAAACAAATGATGTGGTCATGTGCCACGACTACGCACCAACAAAGCAGTACCACGAAGAGCATCTAGGCACAACTCCCTACAGGTGGAACTGGCTAGAGATAGAAGAAAAAGATATAGATAGAACAAACCTAGAAGCAATTAACACAAATCTAGTAGACGTAGCGTGGGGAGTATTTAGAAAAACATAGGAGCAAAATATGGCTACAACCGTCTTTGACGTGCTGAACGAAAAATTAACAGAGCTTAAAGGCTCTAGCGAAGATTTCCTGAAAACCGGTGGAGCTAAAGACTTTGCCGAGTATCGGGAGGTATGTGGCGTTATTCGAGGTCTAGACGCTGCATTAAGAGAAGTAGGCGACCTTTCGCGTAACTATATGGATGACGACGATGACTGAAACAATAACCGTTAGTGGGGTCAGCGCTACTGTTGAAACGACACCCGCAATGACTGCGTTAGAACGAAAAAGAAACGAGCGTATCGAAGTAGAAGCAGTAGTAGAGGCAGAGTTAGAAGCCTCTATACCTAAACCTGTGGGCTACAGGGTGCTTATTGCCCTACCTAACGTCGAAGATACTTTCGGGGAAAGCGGGCTTGTTAAGGCAGAATCTACCCGTCGAGAGGAATATATCCTTTCTACTGTTGGGTCTGTACTTGATATGGGTGAAGAAGCTTACAGCGATAAAGAGCGTTTCCCTACTGGGCCTTGGTGCAAAGTAGGCGATCACGTGATGTTCCGAGCCAACACCGGTACGCGTTTTAAGGTGGGTGGGCAGGAGTTTCGCTTAATGAATGACGACTCTATTGAAGCCGTCGTAGACGATCCGCGAGCTGTTTCGCGCGCATAAGGAATAGACCATGCCTAGACAAAACGTAGAATTTGAGTTTCCTGATCCCGATAAAGACGAAACATCTCAAGAAGTTGAGATTGATATTTACGAAGAAGAAGACGCGCCCCTAGAAATAGAAGGTGCAGTCGGTCGAGAAAACGTAAAGTCCGCCAAAAATACTATTAAGGCGGGCGATGTAGAAATTGAAATAGAAGACGATACTCCGCCTGAAGATCGTGGGCGAAAGGCGTCTCCTCCACCAGAAGAAGTTACTGATTTAGAGTTAAAAGACTATTCAGATGTAATTAAAAGACGAATTAGTAACCTAAGTAAAGGTATTCACGACGAGCGTAGAGCAAAAGAAGAAGCCCTGCGGCAACAGCAAGCCCTTGAATCGTATGCTAAAAACTTGGTGGTAGAAAACAAAAAGCTAAAAGGTTCGGCAGACCAGAGTCACAATTCGCTGATTCAATCTGCTAAAAAGCAAGTAGATGGCGAACTTGCAGTAGCTAAAAGACAATATAAAGACGCGTATGAGTCGGGGCAACCTGATGCCATACTAGATGCGCAAACTGCTCTGAACACAGCACAAATACGTTTAGATAAAGTTAACGGGTTGAAACCTAAGCAAATTGAAACTTTACAACCCCAAGAAACTCCTGTACAAACGCAAGTAGATGCACCTCAACCTCAAGTGCAGCGAGACGAAAAAGCTGAAACATGGCGTGAAAAGAATTCATGGTTTGGGTCAGATGACGAAATGACTGCCTTCGCATTAGGGTTGCATAACAAGTTAACGAAAGAGGGGGTAGACCCCAAAACTGATACTTACTACGAGAAAATTAACGCTCGTATGCAACAAGTATTTCCCGACCAGTTTGCTGGTGGGGCAGAAGAAACAGAGAGTACCCAAAGAAAATCTAGCAATGTGGTTGCACCCGCTACGCGGAGCACAGCGCCTAAGAAAATTAGGCTCACTCAATCACAGGTAGCTATCGCAAAAAAACTTGGGGTACCTTTGGAAATATACGCCAAACAGGCTGCTGAATTAATGAGGAAACAATAATGTCGAAACAGAGACTAGATAGAGAACTCGAAAACCGTGAAACGACTGCCCGTAAGAAGTCATGGAGTAGGCCAACAGTGTTGCCTGATCCCATTCCTCAAGACGGTTATAAGTTCCACTGGGTTCGTGTAAGCACTATGGGTCAACCTGATTCCACTAACATTTCTTCAAAATTACGTGAAGGTTGGGAACCAGTACGCGCAGAAGACCATCCCGAGATATTTAGTGACGCCGTTTCTGACGCGCGTTTCAAAGATAATGTCATCGTTGGTGGGTTAATGCTGTGTAAGGCCCCAATAGAACTCGTTGCAGAACGTACTGAGTACTACGAAAATTTAACGGAGTCTCAAATGCGATCTGTTGACCAAGGTCTGATGCGCGAAAACGATCCTCGTATGCCCCTGTTTAACGACAGGAAATCGAAGGTTACTTTCGGCAAAGGAAATTAACTTTATTTTTAGGAGTATTTTATAATGGCTTATCCAACAGTCAATGCTCCCTACGGTTTTCAAGCAATTAACCGTGTAGACGGTATGCCTTATGCAGGTCAAACTCGCCTTATTCCTATAGCGAGCACCTACAATACGGCCATCTACGCAGGTGATTTGGTTAAAATCGTGGCGGCAGGCACAATCGAGAAGTTCACTGGCACTACTACTGGCTCCCCTTCGGGCGTCTTTGTAGGTGTTCAGTACGTCAATTCAGTGAGTCAGTTCACACCGGCTCAGTACTACCCCGGCACTAGCGTTACAGAAGCTTTTGCTATCGTAGTTGACGACCCACTAGCGGCGTTTAAAGTTGCTGTAACTAATGTAAGTAGCGTAATGTCTTCGGCGGCTCGCGCTGCTGTGGGTTCTAACATGTCTGTTTTGGCAGGTACGGGTGACGCAGCTACTGGAAACTCTGGTGCGTCAGTACTAGCAGGGTCTGAAGCTACTACCGCAGGTCTAGTTGTGCGCGTTATTGACACAGTAGATGAAACTAAAACCGCTGCTGATACTTTTGTAGAGATAATCGTAAAGATTAATCTGCATCAGTACAACAACACAACTGGCGTATAAGGAGATTAGCAAATGGCTATTTCAAGAGCGCAACTCCTTAAGGAGCTACTACCGGGTCTAAACGCCCTATTTGGTCTCGAATACGCTAAGTATGGTGATGAGGCTGCTACAATCTTTGATACCGAGTCTTCTGATCGGTCTTTCGAGGAAGAAACTAAGTTGTCTGGTTTTAGTGCCGCACCTGTTAAAGGTGAAGGTTCTGCAATCGAGTATGACAATGCGCAAGAAGCGTGGACTGCTCGTTACACTCACGAGACCGTCGCAATGGGCTTCTCGCTCACTGAAGAAGCAATCGAAGATAACCTCTACGATTCGCTCTCTTCACGTTATACAAAGGCATTAGCCCGCGCTATGGCGTACACTAAGCAAACCAAAGGTGCTGCTATTCTTAACAACGCCTTTGCTGCCGGTACTACGTACGGTGATGGACAGCCACTATGTTCAACTGCTCACCCTCTCGTATCTGGCGGTGTAAACTCAAACACTCCTGCTGTTGCTGCTGACCTTAACGAGGCTTCACTAGAAGCTGCTGTTATTCAGATTGCTGGCTGGACTGATGAGCGCGGTCTGCTTATTGCAGCTAAACCTACTAAGCTTGTTATCCCACCTGCACTGCAATTCGTTGCTACTCGCTTGTTGGATACTGATCTTCGTGTTGGTACAGCGGATAACGACATCAATGCACTAAACAACAATGGTTCAGTTCCCGGTGGTTACACAGTAAATAACTACCTGACTGACACCAATGGTTGGTTCTTGATGACCGATATCCCCAACGGCCTGAAGCACTTCGTTCGCTCTTCTATGAGCACTAGCATGGACGCAGACTTCGACACAGGCAACAGCCGCTATAAGGCTCGTGAAAGATACAGCTTCGGCGTATCTGATCCACTGGGCATTTTCGGCTCACCCGGCGCTTAATAAGCAAAAGGTATTTAGATTGGGGGCTTCGGCCCCCTTTCTTTTGTCTTAAATTTAATGTTACATTGAGGTGTATTACCCCTAGAGACTTAGCCCGGCCTAACCGACGGGCTTTTTTTATTTGTACAGTCTCTAAAGAAGTGTTATATACTGAACATATTCCGGGACTATCCGGTGTATCTGACAGCTCCCGGCTGACGACATGCAGACAGATATACCTCAAATTAACTCGCATGTGAGGAACTACCGATGGGTACTACAACTTTCTCTGGCCCGGTTAAAGCGGGCACTATCTCCAATACTACCGGAACAACTCTCGGCAGGGACGTAAAGAACACGGGTCAAGTAACTATGGCTCAGACGTTCTCAACTGGAGCCGCGCTTGCCGGTGGAGCTTCTGCTGCGAACGCTACTACTGTAGTTATTCCAGCCAACTCTCAAATTATTGACATCGTACTAGACTGTCCTTCAGCTATGGCGGGTGCTACAGCAGTGCTGAGTATTGGCGATAGTGTTGGCGGTAATGCTACGTTTCTTAATAGCTTTTCTATTTCAGTTGCTTCTGGTGTAGGTCGAAAGTACCCCACCACTGAAGCTGGCGGTGCTCTTGCTTGGGCAGACACTGGAAATAAGGATTTAAAATTGACTTGGACTACGACTGGGGCCACTAGTGGTGGTGAAGTTAGAGCGACTGTTCTGTATCAACAAAACATTAATATTACTCCTTAAATTGGGTTATTAACCTTAAAAATAGGAGAGGAAAATGGCTGATACAATATCGACTCAAATAATCCAAGACGGTGGCAAACAGGCGATCATTAAGGTTACTGCGGTTGTAGGTAATACAGACGTAGTAACTAGCACAATGGTTGATGTTTCTACGCTATCGGTTGATCCGGTTAGCCGTAGAGCTTGTACTGGTGCCGTTTTGGCTAAACTTGTTTACGTAGGTGTTGGAGTAGGGGTCAAACTAGAATGGAAGGCAAATGCTAACGTTCTTATCTTTGACCTGCCAGTAAACTGGACAGAAGATTATGATTTTTCTGACTTTACGGGCATACCTAACAACGCCGGGGCTGGTAAAACTGGCGACATCGTGGCAACTACAGTAGCTCCAACTGCTGGGGATACCTACACCTTTATATTTACTGTGAACAAGCAATATGGCTAAGCAGTTAAACAAAAAGGCTATGGCTTGTAATAAGCCGAAACGAACCTCTAGCCACCCTAAGAAGTCTCACGTAGTTAAGGCG